CTGACATCGGCCGGAATACAAAGGCGATTTTTACTTGCCACATATCAAAGAAAAGAAACTGAAATTATCCCTGAATATATGATTAATTGCACAAATAATCCGATTAATCATGCAAATAATTCAATTAATACTGTTGATAATAGACAAAGTAAAGTAAAAGTAAAAAGAAAGAAAACTAAAGAAACCTCTACTAGCGTAGAGGCAAAGAAAGTCGAGCAAGCGAAGAAACTTGCCGCGGCTAAAGCCGCTACACTCAAACGAAGAGATGCTTTCTATCAGTCTTTAGTTCCGTATGTCGAAAGATACGGGAAAGAGATGATACGTGCTTTCTTCGACTATTGGTCTGAACTGAATAAGTCAGAAACTAAAATGAAATTTGAAACTAATCAAACATGGGAGGTTGCTAAACGACTTGCCACGTGGGCTAACAGGGAAAAATTTAATGGAAAATCAAGTAATTCAATACAATCCACAGGAACTTATACCACCGGAAGAGTTGCCCAAGACAAGGCAGCAAGCCGTCAATCTCTTGAAGACCTCGCCGATGCTATATTGGGACAGCATTAGGCCGAGAACAGTTCTTGATGTATTCAATGCTCCACAGGTTTCGATAACAGATATATCAAAAGAATTTGGAGAAATAAAATTGCAAGCCTTGATGGTGAAATGGATGAATAGCTTTCTTCGGTTTTATTCAGTGAATGGGGCGATGGACGCAATACAGGTTGCTGATACTATAAATCTAATCATTGAAACTTATCCACACTACACACAAGATGATTTTAAATTATTTTTCAATATGGCTAAAAAAGGAATGTTTGGGCAAATATTCGGCCGTATGGATGGAGAGGTTATTATGAATTGGCTAACAAAATATGATATTCACCGTGATACTGTTGGTTCTGCAGAAAGTATTAAGGAGGCTGATAAATTTAAACCTTTATCTCAAGCACAAGTTAACAGTGGGATCTATTATTCCGAATACCTTGAGATCAAGCGGCGTGCTGATGCCGGAGATAAAGAAGCCAAGAAAATGTTGATGCCACCATGAGAATAACCGTTTACTGGGTAACAAGAAATCCGGATGTTATCGTAAGAATCCGGAAAAAGTTCAATATCCCAAGTTATACTTCCGTGAACTACGAAACAGAATGTGAAATCAAGGATGAAGACTTTTCACTGTTAGAAGAAACAGAACGAAGGGGATTTATTCAAATTAGAAATAAGAATACACGATTATGAAATCATTAAAAGAAATACTAAGGAGTTTAGAAGGTCTGTCCGATATCGAATTGTTCGTGATAGACCTTTTTTGTGGTGCCGGCGGTTTGTCCGAAGGTGTGGAAGAAGCACGATTGGATGGAAATAGATGTGCAAAGGTTGTTTGTTGTGTGAACCATGACAAGAATGCCATCCTTTCACATGATGCCAATATCCCTGATGCACTTCACTTTATTGAGGATATCCGTACACTGGAACTTTCCCCGATAAGCACTATTGTAGAACGTATCCGTCAGCTATACCCTGATGCTATGATAATGCTTCATGCCTCTTTGGAGTGTACCAACTTCTCGAAAGCCAAAGGCGGTCAGCCACGTGATGCTGATAGCCGGACACTGGCTGAACATCTCTTCCGCTACATTGATGTGATAGATCCTGATTATATTCAGATTGAGAATGTGGAGGAGTTTATGAGCTGGGGAGATATGGACGAAAAAGGGAAGCCTATCAGCATGGACAAAGGCAGGCTTTATCAGAAGTGGGTGCGCAATGTCAAGAAGTACGGTTACAACTTTGAGCACCGCATCCTGAACGCTGCCGACTTCGGTGCCTACACCACAAGGAAACGCTTCTTCGGCATCTTTGCTAAAAAGAGCTTGCCGATAGTATTCCCTGAACCGACCCACTGTAAAGGTGGCAGGCAGGACATGTTTTCTAAGCTGGAAAAATGGAAACCCGTCAAGGAAGTTCTTGATTTTTCTGACGAAGGAACTACCATCTTTAGGGAAAAGCCTCTTGCAGAGAAAACGCTTGAACGCATCTATGCCGGACTTATCAAATTTGTAGCAGGTGGGAAAGACGCCTTCCTCGTGAAGTATAATTCTATGAGCCGTACAGGGAAATATAACGCTCCTGGGATTGACGAACCATGTCCGGTGGTAGCCACGCAAGGCAGACTTGGAGTAGCGCAAGTCTGCTTCCTCTCCAAACAGTTCAGCGGACATCCCGAAAGCAAGAATGTGTCTGTAGAAGAACCGGCAGGTGCAATCACCTGCAAAGACCACCATGTTTTTGTCTCTGCTTATTATGGAAATGGACATAATCATTCGGTAGACCTTCCAGCTCCAACGGTCACAACGAAAGACCGGTTTGCATTGGTTGAAAGCCGCTTTCTGGATATGCAATACGGTAACGGTATACCTATGTCAATCAATGTTCCAGCAGGTACGGTAACGACCAATCCGAAGTTCAACATAGTTACTTGTAAGCCATGGATTATGAATACCGCTTTCTCCAATATCGGAAGCAGCATAGAACAACCATCGCAGACCATTACTGCTAATCGGAAATGGCATTATCTTATGAATCCGCAATTCAACAGCGCAGGCGGCTCCGTTAATAATCCCTGCTTCACGCTCATAGCAAGGATGGATAAGATGCCGCCCTACTTGGTTGCAACAGAAAGCGGACGGGTGGCTATAGAAATCTACGAAACAGACAGCCCCATGACCCGTAAAATCAAAGAGTTCATGGCACTGTATGGCATAGTTGATATTAAGATGCGAATGCTCCGTATTCCCGAACTGAAACGTATCATGGGCTTCCCAGAAGATTATGTGTTGGTTGGCACGCAAGCCGACCAAAAGAAGTTCATCGGTAACGCAGTAGAGGTTACTCAGGCAAAAAAGAATACCGAGGCTCTTTGCAAAAGGTTAAGAGTATTTAGATTGAATAAATTAAAAGAAGCAGTATAATGAAAGAATATATAGAATTTCTGAAAGACAAGATGGCCATCAGCCATCAGACCGGGTTTGAAGTCAATCCGGATGAATTAACCCCGTCGTTATATCCCCATGTCAAGGATACAGTTCGTTGGGCAATATCCGGTGGATGCCGTGCGATATTCTCCAGTTTCGGTATGCAGAAGACCGTAACCCAGTTGGAGATACTGCGGGTAGTTCTGAAACATAGAAGTGGAAAAGGGCTGATAGTTTGCCCCAAGCGTGTAGTCGTCGAGTTCCTTACACAAGCGGAACAACACTTGCACATGAAAGTTACTTATGTCCGAACTATGGCTGATGTGGTGATATGCCCGACCGACATCATGGTCACGAATTATGAGCGTGTGCGTGACGGAGAGGACGGAGTGAGAATAGAGCCGTCCTACTTCACTGTAACCTCATTGGATGAAGCGAGCGTATTACGTGGATTCGGTACCAAGACCTATCAGGAGTTTCTTCCCCTGTTTGCAGAAGTTCCGTATAGATTTGTTGCCACTGCCACACCGTCACCCAATAGATACAAAGAGCTGATACACTATGCCGGATATCTCGGAGTGATGGATACAGGGCAGGCACTTACAAGGTTCTTTCAAAGAGATAGCACAAAAGCGAACAATCTTACACTCTATCCTCACAAGGAGAAGGAGTTCTGGCTATGGGTCAGTACATGGGCGTTGTTCCTGACCAAACCATCTGATCTGGGTTATCCTGATACCGGATATGAATTGCCGGAACTGCGGGTGCATGAAGAAGTGGTTAGTGTGGATAACTCCACTGCCGGTACCGACCGTGACGGACAGGTCAAGATGTTCCGCGAGGCTGCTCTCGGACTTGTTGATGCTGCAAAGGAACGCCGGGACAACATGACTGAGAAAATAGCCCGTGTGGTGGAAATAATCAACCGTCCCGAAAATAAGGATGAGCATTTCCTTTTATGGCATGATCTTGAAAGTGAACGTGAAGCACTCTGTAAGGCCGTTCCGGGATGCAAGGCTGTTTATGGCTCACAGGATGATGAGGAAGCCGACAGGGTGATAGCCGACTTCAAAGACGGCCGTCTGAAGTATCTGGCTGCGAAACCGGAAATGCTCGGTGAGGGTCTTAACTTCCAGTACCATTGCCATAAGGCAATCATGTTCATCGACTACCGTTTCAACGACAAGTTCCAGGCGATAGCCCGTATCTACCGTTTCATGCAGCAGCATCCGGTTGACTTCTATCTCGTCTATGCCGAAAGCGAGGGCGAGATATACAAGAGCTTCATGCAGAAGTGGGCGCAACATCGGGAGATGGTAGCCAAAATGACCGATATAGTTCGTGAGAACGGTTTGTTCGGCTTGCAGGCGGAAGAGAAAATGATGCGCTGGATGTTCGCCAGTCGGGAAGAGAAATCCGGTAAACTTTGGAGGGCCATAAATAACGACAATGTTCTTGAATGTCAGAAGATGGAAGATAATTCGGTAGACCTGATTGTAACCAGTATCCCGTTCTCCAATCACTATGAGTACACTCCGACCTATAATGATTTCGGACATAATGAGGACAACGACAAGTTCTTTGAGCAGATGGATTACCTTACCCCTGAACTGATGCGCATATTGAAGCCCGGCCGGTTGGCTTGCATCCATGTGAAAGACCGCGTACTGTTCGGCAATGCTACGGGTGACGGTATGCCCACTATCGACCCGTTCAGTGAAATGACCGTATTCCACTACATGAAGCACGGCTTCCGCTACATGGGACGTATTACAGTGGATACGGATGTAGTAAGGGAGAATAACCAGACTTATCGACTCGGCTATACCGAAATGTGTAAGGACGGTTCAAAGATGGGTATCGGTTGCCCGGAATATGTTCTTCTTTTCCGAAAGTTGCCTTCTGATACCTCACGTGCATACGCCGATTTGCCCGTGACCAAGGACAAGAGTGAATACTCGCTGGCGCGCTGGCAGATAGATGCTCATGCAAGCTGGAAATCATCTGGTAACTCTCTACTGAGCTATGAGGACATGAAAGGCGCCGGAATAGATAAGATTCGGCATTTGTTCAGGAATTATGAGCGTGAGCATATATATAACTACGAGGAACATGTATCATTCGCAGAGGAATTGGAAGCTTACGGAAAGCTGCCTAAAACGTTTATGGCTGTCGATCCGGTAAGCAAGAAGCCCTGGATATGGGATGATGTCACCCGGATGCGCACGCTCAATACCAAGCAGTCACAGAAGAAACGGCAGAACCACATCTGCCCTTTACAGCTCGATATCGTTGAAAGACTGATTGAACGGTACTCAAACAAGGGTGAGCTGGTATTTGACCCCTTCGGAGGTATCGGCACTGTGCCTTATTGCGCCATCAGGTTAGGGCGTAAAGGATTATCCACCGAACTGAATTACGACTATTGGAAGGACAGTCTTTCATATCTATATGAAGCGGAAATGGAAGTGAGTGCGCCCACATTGTTTGACTTGATAAATGTAGGATAAAAAAGAATGGAGAGTAGGTATCGAACCTGCACCTCCACAATGAGTGGCATTCTTTCCACTTAAACTACTCCATTCTCTACTCCACTCAAATTGGAAAATCCCCAAATTCAGTTGAGTTGCAAATTCAACAAGGCTTTCCTTTCGGCATAGCCTAAATGAGATAATTCCCAAATTGAGTTTAAAGCCTATTTTTTCTTTAACTATTGTCGGCTTTTTATTCTGAGATTTTTTGAAAATTTTTGAAATACGTTTTGAAATCAGCCGACAACAAAATGTCGGTATTATTTTCATAATTGTATTTGTTTAAAATTGAACAATAATTAAAGTGTAACAAGGATTTGAACCTTTAACGCTAACGCGTACCATTTAGCTACTTGGCACAAATATACAAATAAAAAGGAATAATATGAAAGCAATAACCATAAAACAGCCGTGGGCTTCTTTGATAGTCCACGGTATTAAAGACATCGAAAATCGAACTTGGCCGTGTCCTAAGAAATACTTAGGACAGAGGGTGCTGATTCATTCAAGCACCGTCCCCATAGAAATGATAAATCCTAATAGTGTATTCACAAGGCAACAATGGGACAGTTTCTCACTTGGATTTCAGAGAAAGATTATTTGTGGTGAGGGATATATAAATTCTGCCATCATTGGAAGTGTGGAGATAATAGACTGTGTGATAAATCATCCTTCTATTTGGGCAGAGAAGGGAGTTTATAATTGGGTACTGGCTAATCCTATTCTCTATGCTAAACCTATCAAGAACGTGAGAGGAAAGCTTTCTTTCTGGGATTATCCTGGTATCAAAGAAGTGAAAATAGAATGTCCGGAATGTGGCAGCATAGAAATCGCTGTCGAAGATTATACATCGGCTCCATTTTCGACTTATCTGCATAGATGCAATAAGTGTGAACATGTGATTATGGAAAGTGAGTGGAATATAATAAAATAGGATATGGAATTTAATTGGTTTTGGTTTACTGTAGTGATTTTGATAATCTGTGTTACTGTGTACTCTAGCCTCAATAGTTATTGGAAACATAAATGTGGGGATAAGAACCAAGAACGCTAATAGGGATGAAAAAGGCTGTCTGGGAGAGACAGCCAATCGTGATTATTTTTTAGATTAAATTATAGAGTTCTTGTGCTTTGGCTAGATTTGATATATATTGTTTTGTAATATCATTGACTATGTTTTGGGATTGTTTGTTAACTGTTAATCCGTATTGTTTGGCAAAAGCATCTAAATCTTGACATGTCTTTCCTTTTGTTCGTATTGCAGAAAACGCTACATCGCAATTGTTTTGTTGAAAAAATAAGCAATTTTGTTTGACAATAGCTTGCGTGTCTCCACCAGTAGCAATACCCACAGTAACACCATTAATTTTAAATATTTCTTGTCTATCTCCTTTATGTGGGAGGGGCATTGAAGTGTGCTTACTTGTTGCTACTGTTAATAAATCAATTAAAAGATTCAATGTGCTTGTTTTGCCACATTGTGCTCTACCTTGTAGTGCAATAATTTTTTTCATATTTTTTGTTTTTAATTATTTAAAATGATGTAACAAAAACTATGCCAAAAGCTATACAATGAAAAAATAATGGAATCTCAGTTTTTTACTGCCAAATCGTGTCAGTAACTTCTTTAATACCGGATAGTCTGTTCATGGATTATTCGGTATCTTTATTTTGTAAATCAAAAAATAATAAAGTATGTACGCAGTAAATCAGTATGATGCAATTGCAGAGAGTTACGATTCTCTGTTTAAAGATGAAGTCAGCATTGAGGAGAATAATAAAATAGCCTCGATGCTTTTTGATGTTCCCGGAATAATTCTTGATGTGGGATGTGGTACGGGACTGCTCCTTGATATTTTAAAAGTACCTTTGGATGAATACTTCGGTATCGATTCAAGTAATGAGATGCTTGAAATTTTCAGAAAGAAGCATCCCAAATATCATAATTTGTGTATTCCGTTTGAAATGTTCAATCTGAAATTTATGGTATTCAATACCATAGTTGCTTTGTTTGGTTCAGCCAGTTACATTGAAATCGAAGCACTAATGGATATTCCTAAAGGCAAGAACTTGTTCTTGATGTTCTATAAAGAAAATTATCATCCGGTAACTTATGAACGTAGCGGCTATGAGTTAGAATACTACGAGCATTTAAAGTGCGAGTTGGAGGAGGGTTTTCCTCATTGTGAAGTAAAGGAGTTTGGGAACTATTATATCGTGACTAACATATGATATTATATTCAGAACAAAATGTGTATGAAGCGGTACGAGAATACGCAAAATCAGTAATTGATTCATTCGGAACAAATGGAGTTCCGAGTAGTATTTCTGCAATTAAGGGAATGATATTGATACATACCAATGGTTTACCGATGGTAAAGAATGGTTTCAATGCCAATATCTGAAAGTAGGTATGCACTACCAAGACAAGCCTGAAATTTTATTTGAAAAGTGGCACAAGGCTACCGTAAACGAACTGATGGGGAACATACTAAAGGCTATAAACAGGGTTTCGATGACGGAGTAAAGAAATGTATTGAATACTTAAAAAGAAATAGCCATGAGCAAACTATATAAAGTAACCATTTTCGGGGAATCATTCTTAATCGGGTGGTTCCCTTTTTTCTTCACGCTGGTATAACAAACTAAAGATAATCAAATGATAGTACGCCATTTTATAAGAGTTCCGGTTGGAAGTATAGTCTATTGCAACAATCAGCCGGTTAAAATACTGGAGAGAGGATATGCCCTTGCTCTATGTGATGTCAATGGGAAACGGGTATATATCACCTGCTATGATTTGGAAAAGAAACCATTCGTCAGTACGAATGAAGAAGAATGAAAAAGAGCCAACCCACGCACGACCATGAATCAGCTCTTCCTTACACGATTATGATGCAAATATACTATTTACTTTTAAAATAATCGTGTTATGAAACTAGATTTTAACAAAATAATTCGTCTTAAAAAGATTCGTATCGAGAAATCAGAACTTTCAGAGGAAGAAAATACCTTGACTTCCCCGATTTTGAAAGACAAAAGCCTTATCCATGAAATCTACAAAATTTTCGTTGAGTTGCTGAATGAGAGGGGATGTCCACCGAATATTGACAGTGTTACCCAGCGGAAGAAGTTCATTTTCATTATCCTATACCTGTTTTCTCCAAGCTCGCTTGCTGGTGGAAAAATGACAGCAGGGTTACGTGAAGAGATGTCAAGGGTGCTTGGGGTTCAGTCCAAAAGTACAATTTCCGACAATTGTGCTGATGTCGTGTTTCTGTATCAGAATTATGGGGACTTTAGTGGAGATATAGAGTATCTTTACACCGAAATCGTAAATCGGTTAAAATTCAAAGGGCTAATCAATTAATAAGCTGGAGTTTAGTGCTCCGGCTTTACTTTTAATCTTTCACATATTTTTGGTAATACTCTCTTGTATTACTTGTTGGTAAAACAAGTGGAATGGAAAACTTTATTTTACTAACACTTTCATTTTGTATTGCATTTTCTGACGAAGTACCAACATTTATAATTTTGGCGATTCCTATTCCTGATTTATTACCTTCTTTTTCGGTAACGGAAATAGCTATGTCCATCTCTATATTTTGTACTTTGGTCTTTCGGTTATAATATTCATAATGAGATTCATTGTCAATATAATATTCTCCTTTTTCAGATTGAATATCATCGGGACAAATTAGGACATGTTTATCTTTGTATTTTTCTTGTGTTTCTGAAACAGCATCTATTATTTGACTAAGTGTTTCTTTTATAAAGTCTTTTAGTTCCATATTTTTTTATTTATAGTATTCTTTCCCTCGTATATTCTTGTGTTCCGGCATATGTGGTTCTCCGTCAAAATGTATTTTACCTCCACAATGAGGGCAGGTGATAGTGTCTGAATCATTCCTAAATAAGTCAGGAATTTCCACCTCTAAAGCGTCAGCTATATCAGCAAGCCTATCAACGCTGAATTTATTTCTTGCTAAAGCTTGCGAAAAAGATACAGGCTGTATTCCCAATTTATCAGCCAATTGAGCTTGTGTAATGCCTTTCTCTTTACACAACTCTTTAATTCTTAATTCTGTATTTGCCATAAATTATGATTTTTGATGCAAAGATATATAATATAGTGTATATGCGAAAGAAAAGTTTGATAATTATTTGTTTTAGCTATATTTTATGTGAATGAATATAAATTTAGTGTCTATGCTATATAAAATGTATTAAATATAGCATATATACATAATTTACATTTGTTTATTTCGTATATATACTATACCTTTGCATCATCAGAAACGAAGTAATAACAATTAAAAGATATACGATCATGGCAACAAAGAAGATTGACGAAAAGAAAACATTGAAGTATGCAGTAGCATTCTACTTCTGTACATCAGGTAAAATAAACTTCATGTTAGGCAATAAAATGTATCAGCATATAGATACCGTTTATGACCAAAGAGAAGATGGCAGAGGTTTCAATACTTGTGAGGTCGTTTATAACTATAAGGCTCAAAAGTATGAGGTTCTGAACGTAGATACAGAGATAGGTAATAGAGAGATTACGATATTAAATGTTTAACCAGCAGGGCGAAAGCCCTGCGCAATATAGAAGATTATGAACGTAAATGAAGTTACAGTAGGTTTGAGATATAGAGTATCAGGTGATTTATCTAATGGCCGTCATGCAGATGGTACGCCACGTATATCGCACGATGATGTAGTAAGAGTGATAAAGAGAATTACAGATACACACGTGATTTTAGAATGTGGACGTAGGTTTATCATTAACGACAATCTTAAAATTGAAAAGTTATAAGTTAAATCCGGTAGCCTTCGGGCTACTACAAATTCTTTGAATTATGAAAGCGATAATAGAAAAACCACTGATAAATTGTGAACCAGAAAGTATGAATCTTTTCGTTAAGATTCTTAATGAAATAACTTCTTGTATTACAGAAAATGAATTAAGAGGATGCATGAACTCGTTATGCGTGATATATCCATATTTAAAGCTTTATTTTAAATATGGTTTCGGCCATAATCACATGTGGGTGAAAGCATCAGGTTCTTTAGAAAGATTGATATTGGTCGAGTTCTAAATCCGGTAGCCTTTGGGCTACTACAATATACACGATTATGAAAGCTGATTTAGTTTTAGTTATCAGCCCTGAAGCCCCATTGATGAAGCAACTGGGCAAAGTGTTGGGTAAGATGGTAACCCCTTATGACTTCTCTACCATAGAGAGGGGTGAAAAGTACATCACCATACAGCATGATGAAACTGGGCTTGTAGTGGCTTATACGAGTGAAGAAAGATTGAATGCTAAATTTTAAATGTTGGATTATTATGGGTGAAATAGCAGATAGTTTAATTAACGGTGAATTTGATTGCATCACAGGTGAATATTTAGGTGAAGCGGTTGGCTATCCAAGAACGCTTGCTTATGGCAGACATGAATACATGCCACCAGTTGAAAAGAAGCCTACCAGCAAGGCGAATGTCTGTATAACTAACATGTGTAAGGACAGAGGTTTCAGTAACCGTGAAAAGATTGAATTAGTAGCCAAATTCTTGTATAGCAAAGGTTACAAACAATTGCCTAATCTATCTCATCAGTATAAAATCATTCACAGCCAGTACAAGAATGATTTTAAGAAGTTTTTGGTTGAACAAGTAAAGCAAAGAAAGGATGAATAATATATTCACAATATGCTATTCAGAAGAAGAAGCAAACGAAATAGGTCACTTCATTTTGAGTAGAGGATACGAGGGTGTTCAAAATGATAGTTATAGATATTGTCGTGAAGCGATTTGGTGGGCTTTCAAAGAAGCTAAAAGGCATCATTCAAATTGCATCTACGTTGGCGTTGCAGGTTGCCAAATGACTGTATCAAAATCAAAGCGAGGTCTTAGACGAAATGGTCTTAAATACATAGAGAAAAGGCGAATGTTTTACAAATTACTAAGTAAGTATTGATAAATGATTATGAACTCAATAAACAAAAACGGTTGCAGCATATGCCAGCCCGGTAAAGAGAATTATACTGCCTACAACACCAGGTTGAGAGGTAAGAGAGTGAGAATGTACCAGTACGACTACCGTACTGAAAGCGGTGAATTATTTTCTTGTTGTGCACCTACCTTAGAGGTGTGCAGAGAAAGACGGGATAAATGGCTTAGTTCACGACAATAAACCGATTGTCGTGTATAACGATTGAAGATATTTCGTTATCTTTGGTTGTGGTAGTACCTTTGGGGTACTATCGCGGGGTGTAGCAGTGGTAGCTTTTCACTTTGACTTGGTGAAGGTCGGTTGTTCGATTCAGCCCCCCGCAACTATTGAGTATTAATTTAAATCTGACACGATTATGAACATTCTTACATTAAGCATAAAACAGAAGTATTTCGATGAAATCTTGGTAGGCAAGAAAACTCACGAATACCGTGAAATCAGACCAACCAACGCTAAGAAGTATATCACTTACCTATGTGGCGGCAAAGAATATCCGGCTGATGCAGAACTGCCTGAAGAGGGCGAAGTCGAATTGAAGCCTATCAAGTACGATGCAATCAAGCTTCTGACAGGTGCATATACAGGTAAACGTCCTTATATTATCGTTGAAGTGAAAGCAGCAGAAGCGGTCATTCTTACCGATGAAGAGGGTAACGATATTATTTACGAATATCAAGGCGAAGAATATCTTGCCGCACAAATGGATTATACTTTGGGTAAGATATTAGAGAAACATATAGATTGATTTGTTTAACTTTTAAAATTGAAAAGCTGAGTCAGAAGAAGAACAACTTTTGCATCAAGTAACTACCGTGGTGGTAGGCAGGGATTAACCGTTCCTGGTACAGGTCGATTGTCGCAGGGTGGCAGATACATCACCCGTCGGCAGCAGTATGGAAATATACGTAGGGGATTAGGATTATCCGGTGGTTAAGCCATGAACAAGGTAGAGCAAGCGAACCGATATATAGACCTCATTCGGGTAAAATCGAATGAGGCTTTGCTGTTTTTATCACTTGGTAAAGATTCGCTTGTTCTGCTTGATTTAATCTATCCGAAGTTTGACAGGATTGTTTGCGTATTCATGTACTTTGTCAAGGATTTGGAACATATAAACCGCTGGATAAACTGGACTAAAGCCAAATACCCGAAGATAGAGTTTGTTCAAGTGCCTCATTGGAACCTCACTTATATTCTCCGTAGCGGTATGTACTGTGTCCCCAATCCCAAAGTTAAACTGTTAAAACTGGCAGATGTGGTAAAGGCTATGCAGCTTACTCATGGAGTTTATTATACATTCTTAGGCATGAAAAAGGCCGATGGTATGAACCGCAGGCTTATGTTGAATGGGTATGAGGTAAACGGTTACGAGAATAACGGTATGGTTTATCCTTTGGCTGATTGGACGCAAAAGGATATTCTTGCTTACATGAAGCAACACAACCTACCCGAACCGGTTAGATATTCATTGAAAGCTAGTTCGGGTGTCGGTTTCAATCTTGATTGTATGCTTTGGCTGGAGAAGAACTATCCGCAGGACTTGCAGAGAATCTATAAAGTTTTCCCGATGGCTGAAAGAGTACTTTGGGAGTATCATAACAAACAAAATTAATAGGAGGATTGCTGAGTTAGAAGAAAAAAGTCATTGGCACAAATTGAACTTCAAAGATTTCGATTAAACCGTGCAGGATTATCAGAATCAATGGCTAACAGGGTAAACCAATCCTATCAAAGATACCGAGGTAATATTGAAAGGGCTTTCAATATGAGTGGAGGTCGCGCAACGAGTGCATTTATAAATGGTAGGTATCAACAAGTAAGACAGACACAAGTGGCCCGTTCTACTTATATGGGTTTAAGTAATGGCTAACATGGAACTAAGTAAATACATAAAGAGTGAATCGGTGGAGCTTAACCGCTCTGCCATTCACTTTGCAGACTATAATCCGCGTAAACTTTCTGATGAATCCCGAAAGACCTTGAAACGTGGAATCAAGAAATTCGGATTGGTCGGTGGAATAGTTGTGAATAAGCGTACTGGTCTTACAGTAGTCAGCGGGCACCAGCGTTTGTCTGTCATGGACGAATTGCAAAAGTTTCCCGATAGCGACTACCGTATTCGTGTCGATGTCATAGACGTGGACGAGCAGCAGGAAAAGGAGTTAAATATTTTAATGAATAACCCTAATGCACAAGGTACATGGGATTTCGATGCCCTTGCCCGTATTGTTCCCGATATTGACTGGAAAGACGCGGGTCTGACCGATGCAGACTTGAACATGATAGGTGTAGATTATCTTTTGCAGACCGAGGAAGAAAGCTCTATTGCTGACGCTCTGTCTGATATGATGGCACCAGTCACCCAGCAGAACGAAGCTGAGAAAGCCGCTAAACGGTTGGAACGTGCCGAGAAGGTTGCCCACATGAAGGAAGTCAAGCAGCAGGTAAAGGAGAACGCACAGAAGCAAGCCGAGAACATGGATGCCTATGTGATGTTGTCATTTGATACCTACGAAGCTAAAGCCGCCTTTTGTGAACGGTTTGGGTATGATGGAAATACCAAGTTCTTGAAGGGGGAAGTATTCGATGAACAAGTAGAAAGAATAGATTGATATGGTAGGAGATTTTATCATTTGGTTAAAGCGGTATCTAAAGCAGAATTTCTTTTGTATTCATCGCTATGTTTGGAGAGGACATTTAGATTTCCAATACGAGCAATGCGAAAAGTGTGGTAAATTGAAGTGATATGAACAACAGTGAATCTCAAAAAAAGAAAGGTAAAGGAGGAAGAAAGCCCAAGTTTGACTATACAAGCGAGGATTTTCTTTCTCTCGTGGAATCGTATGCCAAAAAGGGATTCACTGATAAGGAAATAGCTTACGCCATAGGGATTTTACCGCAAACTTTCTGCGAAAAGAAAAGTGAGTACGCCGAAATATCCGAAGTCTTAGCGCGTGGGCGCGCGACCATCAATGCGACCGTCCGCGCTAAGTTCCTTGCTATGGCTCTTGGCGGCATCAAGACAAAAAGCACTGTGGTAAGGAAGCTCCGTGACACAGAAGGCAATCTGACCGGTGAGGAAGAATTGCAAGTAAGTGAAAGTGAACTGGCTCCGAATCTGCAAGCGATGTCTGTTTGGTTGTACCATCACGATGAAGATTGGAGAAAGATTGAACGCAAGCAGGATGAAGATGCCGACATTCCAACCGACATAGAACACGGTATCACTATTGATTCCTGGATTAAAGACAAGCTGAAATGATAGTACCTCAAGAAATTTATCATCCATTATATGAAGATACGGAGAAATTCATTATCCTTATCACCGGTGGGCGTGGTTCGGGTAAATCTTTCAATGCTTCCACCTTCATTGAGCGTTTGACCTTTGAAATGACCCCGGTAGAGAAGATTGTGCATCAGATTCTCTATACCCGTTACACGATGGTTTCCGCAGGTATGTCTATCATCCCCGAAATGATGGAGAAGATAGAGCTGGACGGAACTACCAAATACTTCAAGACCACCAAGACGGATATAGTCAATAAGATGACTAAGAGCCGTATTATGTTCCGGGGTATCAAGACTTCTTCCGGGAACCAGACAGCAAAACTGAAATCCATTCAAGGCATTACGACTTTCGTCTGCGATGAAGCGGAAGAGTGGACAAGCGAAGATGAGTTCGATAAAATAATGCTCTCCATTCGCAAGAAGGGTATTCAGAACCGGATTATCATTATAATGAATCCTTGTGACTCCAATCACTTCATCTATAAAAAGTACATTGAGAATACTCATAAACTGGTAGAGATTGACGGTGTGCAGGTACAGATTTCCACTCATCCGAACGTACTTCATATCCATACCACGTATTTTGATAACTTGGATAACCTTTCTCCTGAGTTCCTGAAAGAGGTGGAAGATATGAAGGTGAGTAATCCTGAAAAGTATGCTCATGTGGTTATCGGTCGCTGGGCTGACGTGGCGGAAGGTGCTGTGTTCAAGAAGTGGGGAATTGTTGACGAGTTTCCGGCTTGGGCAAAGAAAGTTGCTTTCGGGCAAGACTTCGGTTATACGCATGACCCGTCTGCTTCCATTCGTTGTGGTATCGTTGATAACGCCCTTTACTTGGATGAAGTGGATTACCGTACTGGATTGCTTTCTTCTGACATCATCAAGACTCTTCGCCCGTGGGGTTTGAAAGTCATAGCTGATAGTGCTGACCCTCGATTGATTCAAGAGATACACAACGGAGGAATCAAGATATATGCCGTAGAGAAAGGTGCAGGCTCTATCAATGCCGGAATTGACAAAATGAAAGATATGGAGATTTATATAACCAAACGCTCATACAACTTGCAGAGCGAGTTCAGAAAGTATGTTTGGGCAAAGGATAAGGACGGGAACTATATCAACGAACCGGAAGACCATGACAATCACGGAATAGATGCTGTACGTTACTATGTATTGGGTGAGCTTCTTGGTAAAATTCAGAAGCCGAAAGATTTAACAGGAATATTCACGCATTAAAAATATAAACTATGCCATTGAATTTAGAAGAAATATTAGCATTGCCTGACATCGGGCAGAAGATAAACTACCTGAAGAAAGGTAGGAAGACTGAACTTCCCGACCGTTGTAAACTTTGGGATGATTGGAATTCGGAACGACATGAAATCATGGTTGACAAAGAGAAGTACCCGGATAGAAAGGTTCTTGAAAAAGAAGCTGAGAAACACTTCGATGAAAAAACTGGTAAGACTTATGAAATCGAAGCAAAGTATAAGACTGAACCGGTGAACCGTATCTCCATTCCATTGGAACAAGATATAGTGAACATTCAAACAGCTTTCACGGTCGGCACAGAACCGTCTATGGATTGCACTCCGACTGATGATGATGAAAAGAAGCTGCTGGATGCGGTCAAAGCTGTATTCAAGTCCAACAAAATCAAATATCAGAACAAGAAGATTGTCCGTGCCTGGCTTTCCGAACAAGAAGCGGCAGAATATTGGTATGTTACCGATGATGATTCGTTTTGGGCGAAGTTCTGGAAGAAAGTTAAGACTTCCTTCGGGGGGAAGGTAAAGCCCACCAAGAAACTGAAAAGCGTGTTATGGTCTCCATTCAGAGGTGATAATCTATACCCATTTTTTAACGACGAAGGTAAAATGATTGCTTTCTCACGTGAGTACAAGAAGAAGCTCATGGATGATTCGGAGGTCACCTGCTTTATGACTATCACGGACAAAATGGTTTATCAATGGGATTTATCTAAAGGATATGAAGAAAGAACTCCTTTTGCTCATGGATTCCCAAAACTGCCTGTTATCTACGCTTATCGGCCCGAACCTTATTGCAAAAAGATTAAGACTTTCCGTGTCCGGTTGGAAAAACTTCTTTCTAATTACGCGGATTGCATCGACTACCATTTCTTCCCACTGCTAAAACTGATTGGCGATGTTGAGGGCTTTATGGGCAAAGTAAAAGATAGAATGGTAAAACTTACAGGAGATGGTGCGGATGCACAATATCTGACGTGGAACCAAGCAAATGACACTGTAAAATTTGAGGTGGAAACCCTCTTTGAGAAAGCATATTCTATGACGAATACACCGCAAATCAGTTTTGAAAAGTTGAGCGGCGCTGGAAATGCCTTGTCGGGAGTAGCTTTCGATTACGTGTTTCTTTCGACACATTTGCAAGTTCAAAATCATGCCGAGGTGATAGGTGAGTTCTTGCAAAGACGTGTGAACTTCATAGTCTCTGCTTTAGGCTCTATTAATCCATCTGAATTTAACAAAGCATCTGAAACGATAGATATTAGTACAGAAGTTGTTCCGTATCGTCTTGATAATTTAGAAGATAAAGTTAATATAGCTGTAAAAGCCGTGTCGGGTGGTGTATGGTCGCAGCGACATGGGGTAATGTTCGCTGGCAATCAAGACCGCATCGAAGAAGAACTCGCTGAAATAAAAGAAGAACAAGAAGAAAAGAGAAAAGCTGAAATGCAGAAACAAGCCATGAAAGGGGAGTGAAATCACTCCTCTTTGTAGCTCCATTGATAGCCCTTGTGCTTCTTTATTTTCCCATTACAATACATTGAAATGCCCGAATGGTGCGCACCAGTTGTGCGTGCCGCTTCATTCAAACTATCAAATGAATTTATAATTTTGCCGTCTTTAAATTGTAGAACAGATCGTGAATTATGGTGGTTTTTGCCAGTCTTTTGCTTTCTACCAAGAACCCTATATGCGTGTAGTAAGTTTTCACCATCAGTAACCCATTCAAGATTGGCAACGCAATTATTGGTTTTATCACCGTCTATGTGGTTTACTTGTGGTAGGTTTTGCGGGTTAGGTATAAAAGCATTTGCGACCAAGCGATGAACTTTAAATATGCGCTTTCTGCACCATACATTCAAATACCCCTTTTTGCTTTTTATGGGTATTAAAATGCGTCCATCTCTAAACCAATATCCTTTACCGTTCCAGCATTTCTTTGGCAAGGATTTTACCCTACCTAAATTTGATACTTGATAATCGCCTTCGTACCCTTCAATGTCTTTCCAAATTTCATCCATATTCTTTTGTTTTAAAGTTAAATAAATAAAAAGCAGCCTTTAAAGTCGTGCGAAGGCTGCCTTTGTATAATCGTGTATGTTTAGTTTTTAAATATTAGCTTATACAAACCCGAAGTCGGTGACGAGAACATTGGTGCACGCCCTGCTATTACCATCCGTTTGCGTTCTTCTGGAAATACGTCTTTCAGCTTCTCAATATTGCTTTTCAAACGGTCTTCTGTAAAAATACAACCGCTTGCCTCTTCAAGCATGAAGTCGTTAATCACTTTTATTAATCCTTGTACATAAAGGTTATTCATGTCAATTACTAATTCTTCTGTTTTCATATTCGTTATATTTTACGTGTTTATACTTAATTTCGTTTACCACTGTTATTATGCGATTTTAACAAGGTTGCATTTCTTGAAACAACGCCATTCTTCTTTTTCAGTGTCAAAGTACACCTGGCAATTATCAGCCGTTTTCTTTGTACCTTTTGTTTCGGGTACTCTGTCACTCATTAAAGTGCCAAAGGCTTGACGTAACGTACCGTCGGTTTTCTTGAAGTAGAACTCTACTATCTTCACTTTCAAAGCTGTTTTCAGTTTCAAATTAGCCCATGCGCATTTTAATGCCTCACTCATTGAATAACCATTCTTGCGAACGAACTGCCAAGCCATTTGCATAACCTCTTTCATCTGACTTCTAAATTTTGTGCTCATACTACTTATATGTTTTAAATTATACTACTTCGTTTAATTTGATATTGCAAAGTAAAACTAACTAGTTTAATTTTGCAATATTTAAAGTAATAAATAATGTTAAAAATAAAACTAAGTAGATTTATTTTAGCCATATAATTGTATTATGTGGTATAAATATCTAATTTTGTCGAATAAAACTATATAGTATTATGGACTTTAGAACAAGGATAAAAGAACTTTGTCAAGGGCAAGGTATAACTCAAAAAGAGTTAGCAGAAAAAATGGGAATATCTGATATAAGTCTGAATAAGACTTTACGAGGGGAATATCCGCAGTTGCAAACATTAGAAAAGATTGCGAATACATTAAATGTTCCTATTGCCGAACTATTTGAAAAGCCGAATGCCAGTAATATTATCGGCTTCGTAAAGGTCGGAGATACCGTGCATGAAGTAAAGTCTGCGGAAGATGTAAAGGATTTAGCTGAAAGGTTATGATTATGGAGACAACTACAAAATACGACACTATTATCAATTTCTTTTTAGATAATTGGATTATAGCTACCATTGTTGTAGCAGCTGTAGTAGTAGGGTTTATTCCTTCATTAAGAGAGGGAGTTCTGATTTTATTTGGAAAAAATCGAAGAAAGAATAAGGATATTGGCGATAAAATAGACACTCAATTGCTTCGATTGCTTATAAAAGCAGATGAAGCAATAAGGAAAGAGCACCAAGATTATTATTTGCATGGTTGTGGCTCTGCATTTGATGATGTGTATGCTTTATCTGATTATTTGGTTAGATTTAAAGTTAGGTACCAGAAGGATGAAGATGCCAAAATTATTATAGATGGCAATGATGACCTTTATAACTTGGATAAAGCAAGTGAATGTTATAATGGGTTTGAGGAGCCACGTTATTATGAGGTTATAGGGAAAATACACAAAAGCATTCAGCGTCTTTTAGAAAAACGATTGCCTAAATAAGCAGAATCGAAGAGGAGCTTGCAGAAATCAAGGAGGAACAAGGGGCAAAGAATGAGCAAATCGGAAATAAGGAACAGAAAAACGTTTCTTAGCCAGAAAAATTACGGGATTTATAATTTTGTAACAAGAGAAATAGAATAATTAGTGGTGACTCTTTGGAGTTGCCGCTATTTTTTTGTTCTTTAAATTGTAAATATTAGAATATAATTTTGAATTATAGAATTATATATGTATTTTTGTCACACGATAATTGAGTAACCAATGAGAATATTTACCGAACAAGCATTAAAAGAATATGCAGAGAACCATCCCGATTCAAAGGTCGCTTTGCAAGAATGGGCTACTATTGTGAAAAGAAGTAAGTGGACCTGTTTTGCTGATATTAAGAAAACGTTTAATAGCGTTGATAATGTAGGTAATCAACACTATGTTTTCAACATCAAAGGCAACAACTATCGTTTGGTAGTAGTGATTAAATTCACTATTCAGTTTGTGTATATTCGTTTTATTGGTACTCATAAAGAATATGATAGAATAGATTGCGCTAATATTTAGGATTATGACAAAGATAGAAAATCAAGCCCAATATGAATGGGCGGTGAAAAGAGTAGAGGAACTTCTTCCATTAGTGAAAGATGATACTCCTTTGAATGACCCAAATAGCATAGAATTGGAGCTTCTTTCTAATTTGGTTGCTGATTATTCCGAAGAACATTTTGCATTGGGAGAACCAACACTTGTGGATGTTCTTAAACTTCGTATGTATGAAATGGGGCTTAATCAAAAATCACTTGCAAAGTTAGTTGGTGTTAGCCCTTCCCGTCTTAGTGATTATATTTCCGGTAAATGTGAGCCCACTTTGAAGGTAGCCAGGGAAATAAGCAGAAAGTTGAATATTGATGCTAATATAGTATTAGGTGTATAAGGAAAGATAAGTAAACTTTTTTATGTTAATAAACATTCAACAAAATATTGCTGGGTGTTTTTTATTGAGTAGATTTGTACTCTAATTTTTTTTGAATCAAAAAGAATGGAATATGGCAAAAAGAACCATTGATAGCAAAGATACAATAAGCACTCTTATTATCAGTAAACCTGAATTTAAGAAACAACTTGAAGATAGAATTAACATTGGTAAGGAATTACTTGCTACTGCTGTGAAAACAGTGAACAGTTCTCTTTACTATGGAAGAAGACAACAATCCATCGAGTATGATGAAAAAGAAGAAGAAGATTTCTTTTCTGCTTATCACAAATGGGATGATTTTAATACTGATTTCTTAAAACGTACTTTTAATAACAGTGAAAATGAGTATAAAAAAGAATATGAAAATGCTTGTCATTTAGGAAATATATTTGGCTCTGACGATGTTGTAGGAGATCAGAAAAAAACTATTAAACAAAAAATAGGTAAGCTGGAAAGTATTATCGAAAGATTAGTAATAATACCATGCGATAAACAAGAAGAAATAATTGATACACAAAACAGTACACAACTAAGCAATAAAGTATTTATTGTTCATGGGCATGATTCCTTGATGAAAGAAACAACAGCTCGTACTTTGTCTAAACTTGGATTAGATCCAATAATTTTGCATGAACAACCAGACGGTGGAAGAACAATTATAGAAAAGTTCGAAGAAAACAGTTCTGAAGTTGGTTATGCCATTATTCTATTAACAGCTGATGATGAAGGGAAAGCTAAAAAAGAAATTGATATGAAGGCACGAGCAAGACAGAATGTCGTTTTTGAAATGGGTTATTTTATCGGAAAGCTGGGAAGAAATAAAGTTTTATTATTATTAGAAAATGGAGTTGAAAAACCGGGTGATTTAGATGGAGTTGTTTATACCCCAATTGATGCTAACGACGGTTGGAAATTAAAATTGGTAAAAGAATTAAAAGCGTGTAAGTATAATGTAAGTGCAGATAATATTTAGTACAAGTACAATAGACACATATATTGGATATACGTAACTCCAACTTTCTGTTTTATTATTTTACCAAATCATTTTTAGTAAAGAATGCTCAAAATAAAAAAGAAAAGGAACTCTCTCCCAGTGTAGATTACTGTTCTGAAAAGCTATCAATATCACATTCCAATATAACGACCTCCGCCTGATGGGTGTAGAGGTTGTTTTTCTTTTCAGTGTTATTATTGGTGTTCTATTATTTGGTTCTTTGAATCTTTTTAATGTTATTTCTCCACAATCTCTTCTTGGTGAATCCTACACCATATAATTATTTCCCTCCTACTAACTTCCTCCTTACTTTATATACCGTATTCACGACAATGGATTGATTGTCGTGAATGGGAAGCCTAAATATTTATCAATCATCTGTATTGGTAGTATTTTTACTTCCGCAAATTGAATCTCAAATTTTAATTCATACGGTATGAATATTCAAGAACTTATTTTGGCAGGACTGCAACAGAAATTCACTGGGGTGGACACTGCTATCTTAACCCGAATTGCCACAAAGAAGGCAGAGGGTGTAACGGACGAGATAAAGGTAAACTCAATCGTTGAGGGTATCAGCTTTTCGGACGTGTTAAATTCCTATGGCGATTTCCGCGCCGGGGATGCCTCAAAAACCGCAGTTACCAACTACGAAAAGAAGCATAACCTTAAAGACGGTAAGCCAATCGAGACTACCACAACCATCAAAACGGAAGAAAATAAAGACGATGTGCCTGCATGGGCGCAAGCTTTAATTGACTCCAACAAGAACCTTTCTGATAAGCTAACACAGTTTGAAGCGGAGAAGGCTCAAGCAACACGTAGCCAGCAGATTTTGGCAAAGGCAAAGGAGTATGGTATTCCCGAAAACTACGCCAAACGATGCGCCATTAAGGACGATGAGGACTTGGACGCATACTTCAAGGACTTGAAGCAGGAGTTCGCAAATGACGGCTTCAAAGGCGTGACCCCTCCTGAATCATCGGAAGAGAAGATTGAGAAAGAATCTGAATCTATCGCTAAGATGATTGACGAGGGAACGAAAACTATTGTTGAACAAAACAAGAATTAATTATGTCAGCAGGATTTAAGTATGATTTGGTTCCGCTCGTTGAGCAAGAGGAACGCTACGATGTCCAGACCGGTATTCGTAGACGTGGCCCGTTCAAACTCGACACGCAGAACCTAGTAGTGGGAAGTTTCCTTCCCGTATTTACGCCGATTTGTGCGGACTTGAAAAACAAGTTCGCTTATGCGGTAATCAACGTGAGAGTTGTGGAAGCCTATACCACCGGTGCGGAGGCTTTGTCTATCAAGGTAGCCAAGAACTCTTTGGCATACGTGGGCATGTTTGTCGGAAGTGGCACTAAAGGTGCTGAGGTCGCGGCTATTGACAAGTCTAATGCCAATTACGATGTCTTGACTATCAAAGCTGCTTTCGGTGAGAATATCGCCAAAGATGCCGTACTTTTCAATGCGGTTGCGGTTGACGGCTTGAAACAGAAGCATGTAGCAAATTCAGCTCTGTTTAACCGTACAAAGGTTGAGGACGGGATTACGCTGGTTTCATTGCTTCGTACAGCCGCAGAGATTGAGCCTTCAAAACTGGTTATGCCGTTCTCCGAGAACGATAAAGCCAACATGAAGGGATGGTTTGAATTTAACGAGTAAGGAGGTAGGATATGTTTTTAACGATTCAAACATTATTCGATGATGCGAACATTGTTTCCGCTATCATCAGACGTGTGAACCAGACACGCAAGGACACAATCTATTGGCAGCAGTATCTTACTTTCCGCAGGGTAACTACTCGCGTGTTCAAAGATTATATCGGTTCTGTAACCGGAGTTATGGCCGGCTCTATCAATTCACGTTTTGGAGAGAAACCCATCCGTGAACGTCGGAACATCGGTTCCGGATATGGTGAGATTGCCTATTTGGGTGATGCTTATCAGATGTCTATCGACCGTCTTTCTGAATTGCAGGATTTGATTGACAAGTTCAATGCAGCTAAACCGGCAGACCAAAAAGCTGCAATGGAAGAGATTGTAAATTTCCTAGCGGATGATTACCGTCAGATTACCCTTGCTGCTCACAAGCGTATGGATATTATTCTCGGTGCGCTGTTGATGCTTGGTGAAGCCACCGTTTACAACAAAGACGCTGCAATCACTTCCGGTCAGACCAATAATAAACTGCTGGAGATTACCCTTCCGTTCAATTTTATCAAGCCGAAAAGTGGAGATGTGGTTGTGGACGGAAAGAATATGTTTATCTCTTATTTGAGAGAGAAACTTCATTCCTTGGCACCGGACTATGGCGTTTATGCCAAGATGGTTATGACTCGTGCATCTTTCAACAAGTTTATTCTTGGTTCATCTGAATTTGGCGAGCAATATAAGATGATTCTCGGCACTAACGAAATGAAGTTGAGCACGGGATTGGTTTCCTCTTCTTTGGCTTCCGAAGTGTTCACAGGTATCGGCCTGCCACGTATTGAAATCAAGGAGGACTATGTGAAAGACCAGACGGGAAAGAACGTGCAGATTTACGCGGACAACCGTATCACTCTGTTACCTTCCGACCAAATTGGTTATATGCGCCACCATACCCCGTATGAAGCGACCGACCCCGTTCAGGGGCGTACTTACGTTCCGTCAGAGGGGCAGATGCTTATCTCCAACTACCGCGACAAGAACGGCCGCTACATGGAATATACGGCAGAGTGGATTCCGCAGATTAGTAACCCGGATTTGATTACCAATTTCGATTTGAGCGAGATTGCATCCATCCAATCAGCATAAGGAGGTAGGATATGAAAGTAAAGGTTATATCAGTTTTCCGCGACAAGTTCACCGGAAAGTATTATACTCCCGGCGAAGTGATTGAAGTCGGCGAGGAAGCTCGTGTGCTGGATATGGAAAGCCGCAGGCTTGCCGAACGGGTTGAAGCAAAACTTCCCGAAGTGAAAGCTCCTGAAGAAAAGAAGGAGGTGAAAATCTCCCTCTTTGAGAATGAGTTCGAGAAAAAGACTTTGGTTGATGCTTTGAAGTCCATCGGCGTACAGGCTTTCGGCAATATGAAAGAGGAAACCCTCTTGGCTAAAGTTACGGAACTGGACGAAGAAATGACTTCCAAACTAAAAGGAGCATTAGGAATTGAGTAAACGGAAGAGCTACCCTTCCATTGTATAATTTTTAAATCAGTGAAGAAATGAAGAATTTTATTTTTGCCATGTGTGGCTTTTTGATGATGTCTTTGGTTTCGTTGGGCGTACAGGCATCAAGTATGGAATCTCCCAAGTGTGAATACGTGAATCCATCGGTTGATGTTGGTTTACCCGATATTCAGTTTGTCACTTTGGAAACAGCTTCAGCTGATTGTGTTGTACTGACCATGCCACAGATTATGTTCTTGGTTGCAAATAATCCAGCTATGATGTGTTCGATGAAAGAGGAAACGGCTATTCAAGGAAAACAAATTTCAGTCCCTAAATGTCCGTTCCGATACGTGTTCAAGTCGAAATATTTGACCCATTACAGCTATACCGCATATAGTAAACTGATTACACCCTGCTAACATGACGGTAAACGAATACATATCACAGAAGTTCCAGTCTTTCGGCATTAACTTGTCGGAAGCTGACCTTTTCGATATGTGTCTGAACGCGAAGATAAGCGGAGAGGATGAGATGAACGAGGATTGCCACGACCGTGTCTCCGTGGCGATTGCGAAGTTCATCCCCTCTCTATTACTTCGTGCCACTTCAATCAGCGAAAGCGGTTTCTCTATGTCTTGGAACATTCAAGGCATTAAGGATTACTATTCATTTCTGTGTAAACAGTACGGTTTGAAAGACGAACTGGGTAACAAACCTAAAGTGACTTTCTTATGATATTTGCTCCCCATATATTGCAGGTAAAAGTTACCACCTCGATGGATAGGGATGAGTTTGGCAGACCCATTCCCGGAACTGGTGGTGAAAGCTGGCAGGAGGTATGTAAATGCCGTTGTGACGATAACACTACCAAAGAGTTTTCATCTGATAACGGCTCTGTATATCGCCCTAACTATCATGTAGTATGTGAGAAAAGAATCACTATCAAGGCTGGGGATGAAGTCCGCTGCATGGATGGTGAAAACGTGAGAGGGCAAGGCGAGGTTTACACGGTGAAGAATACAAACTACTTCAACTACTCGGAATTATGGATGTAGATTTCGATTTCTCCGATGTCGATTCCTTTTTCGACGAAGGCGAATGGGAAGTTGAAAAGAAGATGATTGACGTTGGCGATGAAGCCGTGAAGTACGCAGAGGAACATGGGGATTATAAAGACCATACACTCACTTTGAGAACGTCCAATGATTACGATGTCGATAAAGACGGTTTGACATTGAAAAACGAAGCGGAATACGCATCATTCGTAGAATCTAAAGGGTATGATGTTTTGAGTAGTGCTGCTTTATATGCGGAGAAACGATTAAAAGAAGAATTTGAAAAATGAAAAAGTACATTGGAACAAAACAGATTGAAGCCGAACCTATGACAAGAGGTGACGCGTGGGGAAAACATCTTCTTAGAGAAAATCCGTCAACGGAAAATTTTGACGATGAGGGTTATCATGTTCGTTATGAAGATGGATATGAAAGCTGGAGTCCTAAAGATACGTTTGAAAAGGCGTATAAAATAGCTGATACTTTCCTTGACCGCTTGCATATTGAAATGCGAGATTTATATGAAAAAATGGACAAACTTGCTCCATTTGTTGAATCTGGGAAAATAGACGAAGTTGTGACTGACAAATATCAGAATTATTTGCTTCGTTTGCAACATAGAATTATGAGCAGGTATATTAATGTATTGGAATGCCGTATTGGTAGAGTTGATGGTTCCCCCGAAGCTCCCTTGCATCAGATGACATTTGGTGATGCTATCGAAGTCCTGAAACAAGGTGGGGCCGTCCGTAGGAGCGGCTGGAATGGCAAGGGCTTGTGGGTAATCAAGCAGGTTCCAGCTCGCATTACAGAGGATGTTATTCCAAAGATGCAATCTCTTCCGCAATCAGCAAAAGACCTTATTCTGAAAGGTAAGGGTTTCATTGACTATACTAGTCAATGCCTTATTTACAACGAGAACACTGGGCGTGCTGATTCATGGGTTCCGTCTATCAGTGATGTGTTTGCCGAAGATTGGGAGATTGTGGAATGATAGTAACTACCGACATAGGAAACATTCTCTACCGAGATTGCAAGGCTTTCGGAATAGACATAGTACCCAACGGGGAAACTCTGACGGGTGAATTGAAGTCCGAAAGAATCATTATCCATGCAAAGAAACAACAGCCGGGGACTTATTGGAGAAAGTCTTTCGCGGAAGTGAATCTTTGTGTACCTAATTTAAGCGAGAATGAAGCGAACACAATCCGGCTTAACGAACTTGAAAGAAAGGCTGGCAAGCTGCTTGATGATGTAGTAAGTACCTATGACGGTACAACCTATCGTTACTCTATCGAATCAATTGGCACGGAAGCGGATACAGCTTTGAAATGTCATTATGTGAATGTAAGAATTTTATTTGAAGTAATAAATGTAAAATTATAAGATTATGATTTCAGCAGTAGGAATAAAAAGAATCTTGTTTGCCGATATTGATAAGGTAACGGCAGACATTACCCCCGAAATCGCAAAGACTTTGATTCAAGCCGCTATCAAAGCGAAAGATGAGGTTTTGAACGTACATGGAGAAACGTGGCAGATTGAGGAAACGGAAGCCTCTGTCACCGGGTACAAGAACCAATTAACAGGAAAGAATTACCGTTACGATGATGTGCCGGGAGAAGTATCACCCACTTTCTCTATCGGACAATATGACTGGAAGACAAAGAAAGCGTTCATGGGGGGCGATGTTATTCAGGCAACATCTAAAGATGTGGGTTGGAAGCGTGCTTTGGATAAAGTGGTCATTAACAAAGCATTGTTCTGTCTGACCGATGATGATGTCTGGTTCATCTTCCCAAAATGCCGTATTGTTTCCCGTGAAGCCAATACGGATAAGGCAATTGCAATCGCTGTAAAAGGCTTGGTGCAGGAACCGGGAATTGAAGGTGTATCTTCTGAATATAACTATGAAGAAGGGCAGATTAAAGCTTTGCAGGCATGAACTACAGTAACCATTGTACCTACTCCTTCCGATGCGACCGTAAAGCTGGACGGTGTAACGGTCAAGTCAAAGCAGGTGAATGCTGGGGCTACCGTTCACTATGAAGTGTCGAAAGTGGGGTACGTCACTCAGTCAGGAGATATTAAAACCACTCCTTCTGAAGTTGATACCACTCTTAAAAAAGAGATAACATTGGTAAAAGCACAAGAGTGATAACCGGGGGATGGATATATACCATTCCCCCTTTTAGTTTAAGAATATGAATCAAGCAGCAAAAACAGTTTCTGATGCTTTGTTAGGGCTGGATTTCATGAATGTGGAGATAGGAGGGATGGTTTATACCATTAAACCTCCTACAATTAAAATTATCTGTCGTGCCATTCATCATTTTTCCAATATCGCCCTGCGAGGAGATAATATCATGGAGGCTATTAAAGAGCTTCCTGAAGCTACTGAAGATATGCTGAAAGGTATTTCATGCTTTATCTGCGGGAATGATAGTTTGGTCAAAGAATTGGAGAACGGCACTTTTGAAGAAGTCAAAGATGCCTTGGAAGTCTGTTTCTCTATGATGGATATTTCGGCTTTTCAGTGTGTCAGCTCGATGAGGAACGTGTTGATGCTGGCAGCAAGACCGAAACAGTAGGAAACACAACGTTCTTCGGGCAGATAGCTCATTTGATTGACACGCTTCATTTGAGTTATACAGAAGTGTTTGAGGTTATCCCTTATAGGAATCTGTTGATGATGCAACGGGATAAGTTACACGCAGTATATGGTGGTCAGAAGGTGAATAGAATCAGTGGTAAGGAATTGGCTAATCGTAGGAAAAAATTATAGATATGGCGAAATTATATTTTAAGGTAGGTAGTGACTGGGAAGAAGTTGTAAGGCTTCGTAATGAAATTGCGAAGTTAAAGCAGGAGTTAATGAGCATGGATGGCACGCAGTCTCCTGCTGCTTTCAAGGCTTTGAATGCCCAACTTGCTGCATCCAACCAAAGATTGGATGAGTTGGTGACTAATGCAGCCAAAGCTGGAGCGGAGATGGAAACGGGATTCAAAAGGAAAATCTTCGATGCTTCCCAGGTCGTGAATGGATTCACAGAGAAGATTCTTGCTCAAAAAGCGGTAGTTAAGGATATTGAAGCGGATGTAAAACGACTTGGGGATGCTTATCGTATAGCATTGAAAAGGAATCCGTTATCAGCAAATAGCAAGTTAGAAGAATACAATGCTGCCCGCAAAGCTCTTGATGAAGAAAAGGCGGCTTTATTTGGATTAACCCAACAACAAGCCGAAGCGCGTCTTTCCGTAAAGAAACTTCGGGATGAATACGCCCTTTACAATGATGACGCAAAAGAGGTTGTAGAAACTAATAATGGTATTGCTATTTCTTGGAAGAAAGCCTTGGCGGTTATCGGTGGCGCTGGTGTACTGAAAGCATTAGGTTCTGAAATGATTCGTGTACGTGGCGAGTTCCAAGCTGCTGACACTGCTATTGGAACTTTATTGGGAAACAAAGAGAAAGCCAATGCCCTCATGTCACAAGTTCGTGAGTTCGCTAAAATTTCCCCGCTTGAGTTTTCTGATGTAACAGCAGCTACGCAGATGATGCTTGGTTTCAACATTGAAGCCGAGAAAGTTCCCCGTTATCTACAAGCTATTGGCGATGTTTCTATGGGGAACACACAAAAGTTTAATTCTATGACTTTGGCATTCTCTCAGATGTCCGCTGCCGGTAAACTGATGGGTCAAGACCTCAATCAGATGATTAATGCAGGATTCAATCCTCTGCAAATCATGTCTGAAAAGACCGGTAAGTCTATCGCTACCCTCAAAGATGAGATGTCTAAAGGGGCTATTTCCGCAGAAATGGTTCAGCAGGCATTTATAGATGCTACTTCCGCCGGTGGTCGATTCTATCAGATGTCCGAAAACGCTTCAAAAGAGATAAACGGTCAGCTTTCTATGATGCAGGATGCGATGGATAGTGTTCTCAACGAGTTAGGTGAGAAATCGGAAGGTGTAATTATGGACGGCATTCAAATGACTACTTCTTTGATTGAAAACTACGAAACAGTCGGCAAGATACTTGCTGGATTAGTAGTTACTTATGGCGCATATCGTACTGCTGTGATGCTTACTACTATCGCAACGAGCAAACACACGATAGCCGAGATAGCCCTTACTAATGCCCGTGTACTGGCACGGAAAGCACAAATGGCTCTCAATGCGGCAATGCTTACCAATCCTTATGTTTTGCTGGCGACTGCCGTTGTAGGGCTTGGTGCGGCCATGTGGACTTTCCATGATTCCGCAACCGAAGCCGAAAAAGCACAGAGAAGGTTTAACGAACAGCAAGAAGAAGCTAAAAAACAAGAGGAAGAACACAAGCAGAAAATTGATTTCCTTGTACAGAGTTCCCGTGACATGGCTTTGTCTGATTTACAAAGAGGACAGAGCTTGGCGGAGTTGAGAAAAGAATACCCAAAGATATTCGCTCAATACGACATTGAAACCATTAAACTTGCTGATATACTCAAATTAAAGCAGCAGATCGCAGAGGAAGATGCAAAACGTGCCGGAGAAAAACAAGCCAAAGAATTTTCTAATATTGAATCTGAAATCAAATATTACGAAAATTTACTAAAATCTCTTTCCGGCCAGCAAGGTGTTGATGGATATGTGAAGAAGATGAAAGAATTGCGTGCTATGCGTGACGTTATGTTACAAGACAAGGGGAAAGGCATTTCAGAGCAATTCATATCCAATTTGAACAATGTTGATGTAAAGGAATTTGACCGATATATTTCCGAACTTGAAAGGAGAATCAAAGGAAAGGGTGATAATGGAACCATCAAACTCCGTTTGCCTATTGATGTAGAGGGAACTTTGTCAGATGAAGCAATCTATAATGTCAAAGACATAAAAACACTCATAGATACTGCAAAATCTGCCAAGCAAACCCGTATTGATTCAGAGAAAAACAAAACTACTTACAAACAAGACTACGATAAAGCCAAGAAAGAGTGGGAAGATGCCAAAAAGAAACTCTCTGAAATAGAAAAGGACAAATCCAAGTTTACCTCAAAGCAGTATGAAGAAGCTAAGAAACGGGTAGAAACAACTGAAAAATCCTATAAAAATTTAGGTGGTATCACTGGTAGTTCTTTAACCAAGCAGGAAAAAGCTGCTGAAAAGCAAAAAAAAGAACAAAAAAAGACAGCCGAACAACTTCTTTCACTTCGCCGTCAGAACCAACAGGATGAAATCAACCTGATGAGAGAAGGCACAGAAAAGAAGTTGGAACAGATTGACCTTGATTATCAGAAACAGATTGATGCGATAAGAAAACAGGAGGAAGAATGGAGCAAAGCTGGTAACGGTAAGCTGACCGACAAGCAGGCACAGGAAATCTCGGAAGCTTATGCCAATGCCGAAAGTATGAGGGATAAAGATATTTCCGATGTAACTGAAGGACAGCTGAAAGCCGAACAACAGGCTTTGAACGACTACTTGAAAGAATATGGCACGTTCCAGCAGCAGAAATTGGCTATCGCCCAAGAGTATGCGGAAAAAATAAGGAAAGCACAGGAAGAAAACGGTGTTAATAGTGCACAAGTAAAGTTACTGGAGAAACAACGTGATGTTGCCATACAGAACAAGGAAACAGAAGCCATAAAAGCCAATATAGATTGGGTTACTGTGTTCGGTGAGTTTGGTTCCATGTTTTCCGACATGGTAAAGCCTGCCTTGGACGAAGCTAAAAAATACATCCAAACCGACGAGTTCAAAAACTCCGATCAGGCAAGTCAGAAATCATTGATTGACGCCATCAGCCAGATGGAAAAGTCTTTGGGTGGTGCAGGTGGGGTGAATTTCAAGAAACTGGGGGAGGATGTAAAAGCCTATCATACAGCCGAACAAAACCGTATCAATGCCATAGAGATTGAAATAGCCGCTTTGGAAAAACTAAAGAAATCACAGGATGATTACGCCAAAGCACAGAAGAGTGGAACAGAAGAAGAAAAGCAGGTTACAGCGAATGCCCTTGATATAGCACGACAGAATGCTGACATTGCATCCGCCAATGTAAAGACACAGACGGATATCGCCAATCAGGCCCAGCGTAATGTGACTGATACCGCCACCAGACTGAAAGCAAGCATGGAAAATTTGTTGGGAGGCTTGCAGCAGATTTCATCCGGTGGATTATATAACGCGTATAGCGGAATTATCAAAACCGTGAACGGATTCAAGGATGTCATAGGAAAAACGTCAGAATCTCTTAAGGAGGTCCCCATTGTCGGATGGATTCTGTCCATCATTGACGTACTCAAAGACGGATTGAGTGATCTTGTCGGTGGTCTGCTTGATGCTGTTCTGAACGCGGTCAGTGGAATTATCGGTGATGTCTTGTCAGGGGATTTGTTTGTCACAATCGGCAGGTCATTGAGGGACGGCATAGGAAACATCCTGAACGCGATCTCATTCGGAGGCTTCAACTCCCTGTTTGGAATAGGTGGAAACGCCAAGGAAGTACAGGAAACGATAGACAGGCTGACGAACAGGAATGAAACTTTGCAAACGGCCATCGAGGATCTGACTGACGAGATGAAGGCAAGCAGGGGAATGAAATCGGTTGAATCTTACAAGGAAGCTGTAAAATATCAGGAGGAAGTCAATAAAAACTATCTGCAAATAGCAAAGGAGCAAGCCGGATATCATAAGAGCCACGGCAGTTGGCAGCATTATCTGAAATGGACGGATGAAATGCTGGAACACGCAAGAAAAGCTACCGGTATGCAGGATTTCTCCGGCACTGATTCCTTGTGGAATCTGACCCCCGAACAGATGAAGGCTCTACGGTCGGACGTATGGTTATGGGATATCATGGAATCTTCCGGTAAGGGAGGTTACGGTGAGCGTGTTACCGACAAGCTGGATGATTATATAGAGCAGGCAGGAAAACTGGAAGAACTGACCGACAGTCTTTATGAGGGCTTGATCGGAATGTCATTCGATTCCATGTATGACAGTTTTGTAAGCAGTCTGATGGATATGGAGAAGAGTGCGGAGGATTTTGCTGATGACATATCCAAATATTTCATGCAAGCGATGCTGTCAAATGCCATCGGTGAACGGTTTAGTGACAAACTGAGGGCATGGTATGATAAATTCGGTGAAGCCATGAAGGATGATGGTACGCTTGACAATAATGAGCGTAAGGAGCTGATGGATGAATACATGGGTTATGTGGACGAAGCCATGAAGCTCCGTGACGAACTTGCCGCAGCAACCGGATATGATAAGATTTCGCAAGAATCAACATCCCAGTCAGCTTCATCCAAAGGTTTTCAGGAAATGAGTCAAGATACTGGCGAAGAGTTGAACGGTAGGTTTACAGCATTGCAGATTGCAGGAGAAGAAATAAAGAATCAGAATATTATTCAATCTCAATCACTTAATCTACTAACAGTAAAAGCAGATGCTCTACTTTCCATAGATACGGAAACAAGAAATATTGCTGATGATACGCGGGATTTGATAGCGCAATCCTATCTTGAATTGGTACAGATTTCAGAAAATACAGGGGCAATCGTCAAACCTATTCAACAGATGCAAAGAGATATAGCAGAAGTTAAAAAGAATACAGCAAAATTATAGTCTATGGATGAATTATTAATTAATGGCGAAAACGCTTATACAACATGGGGTGTGAGAATGGGAGAGGGGTTTCTTGATGTTATTGGGGCATCCGCTCCCATGAAGGATTTTATTGAGAACAAAAGCCGACTTGAACATGGGAAGCGGGTAATAATCAATAATCCGAAAGTCGATGAGAGGGAAATAACACTTTCTTTTACAATTGAAGGAAATTCCCAATCTGATTATCAAGCAAAGAAAAAAGCTTTCTTCGATGAACTTTATAAGGGCAAGGTTGATATTCAAGTCTCGGCTAATAGTAGCGAGATTTATCATCTGGTTTATCTCGGTAAAAGTATCACTTACGCACAGAGTTTAGACCGAACTTTCGGAAAAATTTCAGCCAAGTTCAATGAGCCGAATCCGGCAAACAGAAGCTAATTCACGACATTGGTTTTATTGTCGTGTATGTGAGTGCTCAAAATTGGGCACTCTTTTTTTTATCCCCGAACTTTGAAGACATGGAACAAATCGACATCAAAGACATATCCGGTGCTATCCAGCTTACAACTTTGATCAATGAAGGCTGCAAGCGTAAGTTCACTCTGATGAAGGAGGACTACATCATGTTAAAGTTCTCCTTGGATAATCCCATATATTTCAAACTTGGCTCATACGTGGAATGTAACTTCGGATTGTTCGAGGTGTGCGACTTGCAGAAGCCCGCATTCAACACCAATACCGCCGGCTACGATTACGAATTAAGACTTGACGCCTACTACTGGAAATGGAAAAACAAAATCTTCAAATATACCCCGGAAACGGCCGGACAGGAGGCGTCCTGGAACCTGACCGCCCCGCTTGACGTACAAGCCGGTATAGTCCTTAGAAATTTGAAAGCTCTTGGTTACACATACAAAGGACAGGATTTTGTTTTCTCCATTGACAGTACGGTAGAGAACAAATCACAACTGATGTCTTATGAGAACATCAACATCCTTGATGCCTGTTTTGAGATGGCGAAGAAATGGGACTGTGAGTGCTGGATAACCGAGAATATAATCCATTTCGGGCGTTGTGAGTTTGGCGACGCGGTGGACTTCGAGATCGAGAAAAACGTGCAGGAAATGCCACGATCTGAATCCCGGTCCACCTATGCGACAAGAATCTATGCTTTCGGCTCGACAAAGAACATCCCTTCTAACTACCGTCCGGTTGATGAGACCGTGGTTGTGAACGGTGTGGTGCAGCGCAGGCTGATGTTACCCGAAGGAACCCCGTACATAGACGCTTATCCCAATATGACCACCGAGGAAGCCATTGAACAGGTGGTTATCTTCGATGAAGTCTATCCCCGAAGAACGGGCACCATGTCGGATGTTACTACCATCGAGGTGACGGACAAGGTGGAGAATGAGGACGGCACAACCACTGAGGAAAAATGGAATGCCTACCGTTTCAGGGATACAGGTGTTAACTTTTCTGAGAAATATATCCTCCCCGGTCAGGAGCTGAGGATACGTTTCGCGTCCGGGCTTCTCAACGGTCTGGAGTTTGCCGTGAAGTTCAATCCTGAAGGAAAGCCGGAGAAGCTGGAGGACGGCGGCTGGAATCCCGATGCACAGTTATGGGAGATAGTCAGGAATGAGGACTACGGCAGACCGCTTCCCGGCGATGTGCTCTTTCCCCAGGATGGAGATGAATATGTACTATCCGGCTGGGACAGCACGAAAATAACCGAACTGGGGCTTGTGGGGGCTGCAGAACAGGAACTGAAGGTCAAAACGGAAAAATACGCTTCCAAATCAAAGGTTGACCCGAGTACTTACGACTGCACGATGATGTCCGGTGACGCATACCGCGAGGACGACATTCATAACCTCTACAGCATTGGTCAAAAGGTCAACCTTATCAACAAAGCCTATTTCGATAACGGAAGGAAGTCAAGGATTATTGGATTTGAATTCAATCTTGACTATCCCTTTGACTCACCTGTCTATACTGTTGGGGAAACCGCCTCCTATTCTCGTATCGGCGAGCTGGAGGAGAAGGTTGAGAGCCTTACCCTGAAAGGACAGACCTATACGGGCGGTGGTGGCAGCGGCGTGTATGTGATTGGAAGCCACGACTCAACCCCGGCGACAGACCATAACGTGTATTCCGCATTACGCTCGTTGAAAACTTTTCTTCGTAAAGATAAAGAAGATATCGCCAATGAGCTGATCACTTTTTTGAAAGGTCTTTTGATTGGTAAGAACGGTAGTGGAATTACTGTACTGGAAGATGGTACCTCTCAAGCCGTTGTTGACCGCTTGTATGTGAAGATTAAGGCTGTCTTTGACGAGCTTGAAGTAAAGAAGAAGACGCATGTTGGTGGTGAACAGATCATATCTCCGGCCGGATTGAAGTGTGTCCGTGTGGAGGAACTTGATGAGAGCTACCGTTGTTTCTTTTTGTCGGAAGTCGATGGAGTGACAATCAATAACGAATTTACAGTCGGTACATTAGCATTAGCCCAAGAATTTAACATTAAAGAAGGAACATCTCATAATGTATCCAACCGCTACTACTGGCGCGAGGTGACAGGAGTAGGAGCTGACTATATTGACTTGAGCAAAACCAATGCCGACAAGGACAGTGATATCCCGGTTGCCGGTGATGATATTATTGGTTTGGGACACTTGACGGATATCACTCGTCAGGCAGCTATAATCCTTTCTTCTGTTAATGAAGCTTCGCCTTCCATTATTTTCTATCAAGGTATCAACTCTTTCTCTCTTGCCGGGAAAGAAGTCATCGGGCTGGGCTTTGACAAGTCCACCGGACACGCCTATATCAATGTGTATGGTGATGCCTATATCGGTGCCAAGGATGAGAGCACTTACATCCGTTATACACAAAAAGGCGGTGTTGATATCAAAGGTATGTTCCACATCGAAAAAGGCTCCACCGGATGGCGTAACATGGAAGGGCTTCCGGATGAGATACAGGCGGCTGCCGATTTGGCCCAAAAGGCTCAGGATGCGATAGACAATGCGGCTGTCGGCTCGGTCAATCTGTTGCGTAACTCCGGGTTTACCGGAGATTATGAGAGTGAAACATTGTCCTCTGATACTCAATTGTCTGCTGATACCGATTTGTATAGTAAACAATTAAAGTATTGGACGGGTGTGGCTACCGTATCCGCGGACAGTGCTGCCGGCTCCGGATATTCTGCCGCAATCGGTAGTTTGTCCCAGTCCGTATCATTGATTAAAAATGAGAACTATGTTATATCCTTTAAAGCTAAAGGTGTGTCTGTGGCTGTTTCGTGTGGTGATTTCAGCACAACTCAGCCTCTTACGTCCGGTTATCAAAGATACACTTCCAAGTTCGCATTTAACGGTACAGGTATTTTTATGCTTAGCGGTACCGCAACCGTTTGTGACCTTCAACTAGAAAGAGGGACCATTGCCACAGACTGGAAACCGTCCATTTTGGATAACGACAAGGCAACAGCCGGTTTTCAGTCAATCAATTATATCGCCAGTGCGATCAAGGATGGATCTGTGGATATTCTTGGCGGTCTGATATTGGCCAATATGATCCAACTGGGTAATTACAAGAATGGCAAGTTACAGAAGGTCACCGCCGGAGTTAGCGGCATATACAATGACGATGATGATGTGGCGTTTTGGGCAGGAGGAAAACTGGAACAGGCTATATTGACCGTAATGAGGTTTCGTAATGACCCCGATTACCAACCCACCGATGAGGAATGGGCAAATATGGCGAACTTCGTTGCCACTCATGGTGGCGATACGTTCCTTCGTGGCTATATTTATGCCTTGGGTGGTAAGTTCCGCGGTGTGGTTGAAGCCTTGGGCGGATTTTTCCGCGGAAAAGTAGAAACATCTGTTGACGGGAAACGCATTGTCATTGATCCGGATAAAAATACTCTTGAAATGTACACGACTGAAGGACATGCCACCTTGATATTAAGGTTCGACACATCATCGGACGGATGGGAATATGGTGATTTGATTTTGCGGAAATATGCAGGGGACCAATTGATACTAGAAACGACTGTATATCCGGAACGTATCAGAATACAGAATTATGTAGAAAATACGGATATCATTCTTAATCCCAATAACGTATCCTTTTATGGTTCTAAAGGCGAAACGCTGTTAGTCGGAATGAAACCGGTATATAATGGAGTGGGTGTGTATAAGCATGTGGCCAATATTGATTGCAGTAATTGGCCGGGGAAAGATGATGTTTCGTCAGGTCAGGTATATGTGGAATATGAGACAGTAGAAGGAGTCGTGACAAACGGGACTTTAAAAGTAAAGAAGTGATATGGAACTTAATTCGATCAATAAAACAGGTACTTGGAGTGAGGCGGCAGACCGTCTTAACAACAACTTTAGCAAGACTTCTACCGAACTAGAAAAGGTCAAGCAGAACGGTATCCGCAACAAGGGATTATTTTCTACTCTTAAATTGCTGGAAGAGGCTGTTCCATCTCCTGTTGTAGGTGACTGGGCTGTTGTGGGGGATACCATACCGGGCCCTATATATGAATGCAAGATAAAGGGGGCATGGAGTCCTACAGGCACGACAGGAGGTGGCGGAAGTGTTGACTTGAACGGATACCTGACAGCCGAGGAGATAGACGATGTAACATCAATATTATAAGAGTTATGATAAGAATTAATTATCAGTCCGATTTTAAAATCATAGAGAAGAGCCTGAATGGAGATATAAATACTCCCTTCCGGTTTACTTACCGCACAGTCCTGTCGGGGTGTGTCGTTGCGGAGTTTGACGGGCACGGGTACAAGAACTGCCGCAGGCTTGATGATGGTGGTCTGCTGGTCATTTTTGACAGGCATGGACTACGTCCCGGTGCTCTGTCGGTCAAACGCGAATACTATCTTTCCGATGCTGATTTTGCCGATGGCATCTGCAATCTTGTATCGGTGGAGAATACAGGTGTTATCCTCGTTGCCGGAAAGACGGATGAGAGCACGGCGGAGATCATTTCCTATCCGGATTATGCCGCATACAATGCGGTGCAGAGCGTCCCTCTGTCAGAGAGGGAGTATGATGATGTGCTGAGTGATTTTGTACCTCCTCTGCCACCGGAAGAGAAATAATGATTTAATAGTTAAATAAATAGTTACATAAAATAATGATAGCTTAAGTTCCCCCGGAACTTAGGCTAATAACAGGAGATATTATGGTAAAAATGCATAAACTGACCAAGGGTGGACAAACCATATTCCCGGCTACCATCTATGATGCGGTGGTCAACCCCAATACACGAAAAAGTCTGACTACGGAACTTTCAGAGTTAGAAAATGAGGAAATTTATTTAAAGACACAAATAGAAGGCTCTATAGATAAAGATCTTATAACAGAAAATACAGTATGGATAGATGGCACATGGGATTGGGAAACAAATTCGTCTGCGGGTAATAGTATTCAAAAACAAAATTATAAGCATACCAAATTGACAGATGTAGGATATTACGATACTCTAAAAATGTCAGGACTATCAGAAAAAGTAGACGCTTCTGATATTTTCCCTTCAATTAGTATTTATAGTGGTAGCGAACAAATAGAATATTTGAGGGGTAGTTCTGCGGTTATTAATATGGATAAATATTCCGACAGAAGCAATATTAACATCATTATTCAAGCAAAACAAGATAATTCTATAATTCCATCAGTTATAGCCAATAGCAAAGCCAAGGTGGTTAAACCAGAAGAACTGATACCTATCCAATCTTCGTTAAAAAAAATAGAAGGATCGGAAACGGATGTTGTAGATGCTCTTGTTTGGAATAAAAAAAGATGGGAAACAGGAACAAATCAGCCTAATGGCGGAGAATTGCAATATAATGCTACTCAAAAAATATGGTACGCAAGAATTGACATTTCAGAATATGATAGTATTATTTGCGATGGATTATTAGATGGCTCATCCATAAGCACAAGTGCATCTGCATTAAATGGTATATGTATTTATGGTGATAATACCCTTGTTAAAGGAATTAGAGATGCAAGTGGTGAAACTATTATTAATACATCAGACTATTCTCAATATTCCAAGCTGGAATTAATTTTACAATGTAAATCCACTTCAGACAATGAATTTATTGCTGTTGGAGAACCAAGTGTAAGAGCGATAATATATAGTACAATCGCATCCAAAAATGAATTTGACAAATTGTCATTGGGCGTTAATCAAAATTCTTCTGATATAGGCAAAATATATAATTTAATAGAAGGGGTTGATAATAAGGATATTTTCTCATCATTTGTTTGGAATAAAAGAAGATGGCTTACTGGAACGAATCAACCAAACGGCAAGGAACAAAATTATAATTCAGTCCAGAAACTTTGGAGCTCTAATAAATTTGATATTTCTGACTATGATACTGTTACCGTTAAAGGATTGTCAAATAATATTAGTATTTCTAATAGTGCAGATAAACTGTCATCTCTTGTTCTTTATGGGAATGATAATGTAATTTATGAACTAATAGACGGAACAGGACCGGTAACTATCAATACATCGGATTATTCTCAATATACAAAATTAGAACTTATATTACAGACAAAATCCACTTCAGACAATGAATTTATTGCTGTTGGGGAACCAAGTGTCGTTGTTTATAAAGCAGGAATCTCTTCTGAAAAGCCTAAGCCTAAAAGAGTTGTTATAGTAGGAGATTCACTGTGTGGTAATGATACGGCTCTTATAAGATACGAATTAGGTAATATATTAAAAAACAGAGGTTATGAACTAATTCCGCATACACAAGGAGGTGAAAAAACTATTGGCAATTTAACGAGGGCAGGAGGCATAGGTATAAGGGTTAAAGGTGAATTTACCATCCCAGCTAACGGCACTGTCATTTGTGCTTTAGAAAGTGCATGGATAAAAAGTGACGGAAATTATCAAGATACACCTTATAATAGTATATCTAGTGGTCAGAATGTACAAGTAGTTATAAATGGAATAAGAGGGAAACTGGCAAAGCAAGCCATTGACGCTGTTGGTATAGCATTTTATACAGAGAATGGAACATTTATAAAAAGTCTATCCGAGACAGGTACTCATTCAATACCATCTAGTGCAACAAAATACGCATTTACAATAAATAACCCAAATGTTGGAGAACCGCATATAACAATAAATGAAGATACAGTAGATATTGAAACCAATACAACAAGAGATGGCTATATAGACAGTAAGGGACAATATCATTACTCTGAATTATTCAAGTGCAGTGAGCTATTGCCTATCAATCAAGGGGAAATTTATTTTGATAGTTTGGCTACCTCTTTATTGTATGAATTTACAAGGTTGGAAGAAGGAAGAGAAACCAAGATAGGTGTAGGCAATGTGTGTTTTGACGCTGCATTGTATGACGACAAGGACTATCCTCATATATGGTTTACAGGTCAGAATTCTGGATATGAATCAGAAGAAGATTGGGCTAATATGGTTAGGTCATCTGCTAATAATTTTTCTGAGAAATATATTGTTTGTTCTACCCCTTTAGTTGCGACAAATGCTAAATTAATATATCAAGCTAATAAATGTTTTGGTGCAAGATATATCAATCTTCGCGCTTATACTCAAGGACAAGCAGTTTATGATGGACAAGCGTTAGGTATTATAGAAGGTCAATATACAGCATCGGATTATGAAACACTCTTTTGGCCCGGCAGTGATAAAATTCATCAGAATAATTTATTATCCTATATTTGGGCTGCTAAAATGTGGAATACTTTGCTTGAACTTGGTTATGTGGAGGGAGAAAGAATAGAAACCGGGGATTATTATCTACCATAACAGTAAAAGTTTTAATAATATGATACGAGAATTAATTATCAGAATAATGAACCATCTGTCTGCTGAAGTACACCCGGATGCGGAATGGTTTTAAGCATAAGGGCTGACCTAGGGATAAGGTCAGCCCTTAATAGTAAACTCATTACTCTGCAGATCCACTTGTGTCCTGTTTCAATTTTTCAATATAGTTTTTTAAAGTTTCTATATAATTAGGAACATCACTTTCCGCATATTTCCCAAAATCTTCAAATTGAAAATACGAAGGTGAACCATCGCTTATAATTGGATAAACTTGTTCCAATTCAGCTTTCATATATTTAGCGTGAGTAAACATATCATCCAAAGCATGTTTACGGTCTTTTTGGAGCCTCCCATTTTTAGATTTACATTTAGATTCCTTATATTTCTCTAAATGATATTCTAAACTAGATACTACTCGTTCTAATTGACTGATGTTTCTTTGTTTTTCATCCATATTCTTATATTTTTAAAATTTCAAGAACAAAATTAAAAAACATTTGATATAATGGTCTTGTTTGATATAAAATTTTATGTCGTAGCAATTCCCTCAACCGATATGGTCACATTCTCCATTATATTCTTCACTGTATAAATATCAAGTCCGGGAGCTGATAAAGTGCTGTCTTTGGCAACAGAGCTTCCATTAGCCTTTACGCTAGCCGAGCTACCATCGTATCCCTCCTGTATGGTCAGCTTTACACTAAACTCCCCACCTTCAGAAACGGGAGACACGCTGTTATTATATGCTTCAAGCTGATAGCCGTTTCCCTGCTGCATTGTAACAGTATATGTACGTGTGGAAGCCGCCATAGCCTCAATGTCTGCGACAGGAGTCATTTCCATCATTCGGGCAATTATCTCACGGGCGATCCTTTCATAGTAAGGTATGCCTCCGTGTGTCGGGTCAATGATGGTATTATCAGTATAATGGCTGTAAAACCAAGTCTTGTTCATATCATTGATACCGGTCTGCAATTTGGATTCAACGTATTTGATCCCCCACAGATTCAGAACCTTGATCATGTCAGCGGAAATATTGTTTACCGCGGTAGAAGTTTCACACACGTGAGGAGGTAAGACAAACAGGATATTGATGTTACGTGCGACAAGCACCTGATTAATTCCGGTGTAATCCACCTCATTATAGTATCCTTTCACTTTCATATATCTGTAGTATAATTTGGACAGGAGCACATTGATCGCTCCGCAAAGTGTGTTTGTATCATGGTTCGATATGGAAATATCTCCCAATGTGTAGCCGCCTCTGTCGTTGGTTCCTCCTGCGACATTTATCAATACCGCATCTTCTGCGAGAGCATTGATACGGATATCCTGCCAGAAAGCATTACCATTTGAGCCGCTGATACGCGTTCCTCCGATTCCGTGCCATTGTGACATCGTACCTAACATCCGGTCTATAAAAAACTGGTATCCGGGATTCTGAGAGATGCTGTCCCCCAATGTATCAGTAATCTTGCCGGTCCACCATGTTCTGATATCCCAGTTACGGACTATCCGGTAAAGATACAGATAGTCAGTCGGCACAGTCTGTTTCACATGACTGATATACGGTGTCCTGTCTCCACCTCCGCCCAGTTTTACCATCAAATCACCTGTCTTGTTATTAATGTGGAACTCAAACCGTATCTTAGAGGTTCCTTTACGGGCTGCGAACATAAGATAAGGGGAACTACCACCTTGTGTGTTCAGTTCCCGTTTCGGAATATATGTACCATCATCTGTATAACAATATATATGTCCTGATGTAACACCCTGAACGGAAATGACTCCTTCTGATGGACAGTCTATAAAATCCGTGATACGGTATGAGGGATTGGATACAACCGCACCGGTTGACGCGTCAAGATACGCATTGGTCAGATTGCCGTTAAACAGATTGTATGTTTTTGTTTCAGCGAGCGACAGGCTCTCACCCATCTTCTCCCACTGTGCATTCTTTCTGCCATAAATACGGTCATCCACTGGCGCTTCTTCCACCGCATTGATTTCTTTCAGCAGATCGGGATTTTTAATCCAATACTCCGCAGAATTGGAAGGGGAGTCGTTGGTCACAACCAAAGAGGACACATTACTGGTTATAATCATGTTGACCTCTTCCATGTCTGCTATATCCACATAATCCGCAATCTGGAAATAGGATGCCGGAAGTCCCATGCCCGTCTGCGTCTTGAACGAACCGGTGGTTATTATAGCACCCTTATAATCCAGAATAAAAAATGTCACGCTATAGTATTGATTTGCCCAAATTTTATCGGTATTCTTCACTTTAAATATCGGATAAATGGCCCATCCATCAGAATTCTGCATATAGCCGGTCGCGCCTTTTATAAACCGCACATTCAGTAGTGCGTTTTCCATATCAAGCATGGAATTTCCTCGCACTTTATAATCACTCAGGACATTGACCGGAATATCGTACTCCTTGTTCCAGTAATTGACAAGGTTCTCAAGAAATATTTTACCACCATTCTTGGCAAAACACATTGAAACCTTGGTGTAAACGAGTTTGGTATTCAGAGTGAATGAGTACGTTCCAAATTCTGTATTATAACTGAAGCCTCCTGTATCATCATCTATATATGCCAACGCCGTAGGGGTGTTACCCGTATTCTTCAAAATATCCTTGAATAGAATAAACGCCGGACTGTCCTCCCTGCTGACCTCAATACAAAGATAATCACTGTCATTTACATATTCTTTTGTTCCGGCAATAATCTTGACGTTATCTCTTATCACAATCTTGTCGTACAACGTTGTGGAATTATCAACAAGTTTCATCACATAATTAGAAAGGGAGTCATTTGGAGCTAATTCAGCTAGTTCCATAGCCAGACTCTTGCGTGTTTTGGGATTGACCACTGCGTCATAGATGGTAGCCGGGAATATGGTTTGGCCGCCCTTGGTCAGTTTATGCATTTTTGCCATAATATCTCCTGTTTTTAGCCTAAGTTCCGGGGGAACTTGGAAACAGCATTGAAAATGAATCAGATAAGTTCTGTTCAAAAAATAGGGTAGAACAAAAGATATTTTTCTTAGGATTCTACCCACTTTCTACCATGTATCTATTTCTACTATTTTTTTAGGTGAAAAAGTTTGAAACAGGAATGTGATTTTTTATCTTTGCAGATGTGTAAGACCAAGAGCTTGTTGCGGATTAAATTCCGTAGCAGGCTCTTTTTTTATTGTCATATCGTGGCAATGGATTTCGGTGCTTTGGCAGCGATGATGCAAACGGATAGGGATATCTTTGAGGTGTGTATTTTTATAATTCAGATAAACAATAGACGAAATGGAATTAAACGACTGGTTGGCTATAATCGGGGCTTTCGGAGGATTGGAGGCTGTCCGCTGGGGTGTCACGTTCTGGGTGAACCGCAAGACGAACGCACGGAAGGAGGATGCGTCCGCCGATTCGATGGAGGATGAGAACGAGCGTAAGCAGGTTGACTGGCTGGAAGAACGCATCGCCCAGCGTGACGCCAAGATTGATGCGTTATACGTTGAGCTTCGTAATGAACAGTCTGATAAGCTGGCATGGATTCATAAGTGCCACGAGCTGGAA